TTCAAATATAAAGTGTTACACATTCCGCATAAATGAACTTTTTTCATTTTCTACACTCCTTTTTAATATTAAAAAAATCTTTAGTTGCATTTTCATATTCCTCGGCCAACAGGTCGAGGATTTCATTAGCGGCTTTCTCTGTCATTCTGACACTGCAGTCCTGGTCAGAACTGCAGTCCAGAAGATCCGATCTGGACAAATCGAATAACTCTTTTACAAATGTAAAAGAGTAATTACCTACAAAAATTTCTCTTTCACTGAAATTAAATTTAATTTTACTCATCATTCCTCCTTTGTTTTCTTTATCACTCTATCTGGGGTCAACTATAATTATGCAGAAATACCTGTCAAGTTTTTTTCTAATTTTTTTATTATTTTTTTCTATAAATACCGTAAAGCACTAAACACCAACAATTTACAAGGAGTATAAAAATGGCTAAAGTAGGTAGACCGAGCAAATACGATAGAGTAGACTTAGACGAGTTGTACAAACTTTGTCTGCTTGGGCTTACTACAGAACAACTGGCAGAATACTATAGCGTAGCACCTTCTACTATTAAAAAATGGCAAGTAGAGCATAAAGAATTTTCGGCTACTATAAAAAAAGGTAAGGAAGAAGCCGACGAGAAGGTGGCAAGGTCGTTATTTCAAAAGGCTACTGGCTACACCACAAAAAAAACAACTGTGAAGAAATACCCCGGGGGTGAGAGCGTAACCGAGGTTGAAGTCGAACACCCGCCTGACACAACTTCCATTATTTTCTGGCTAAAGAACAGACAGCCGGCGATCTGGCGGGAGAAAAAGAACATAGAAATAGAGGGCGAGGACGAGTCTATGGCTAAAGTTGCTGAGTTATTAAGAAAGAGAGATTCCAAATAGTGCTTGAGAAAAAGCTACCTATGCAGCTATACAACTTAACGGATCCGAACCTGCGGTTCTATGATGACATGCATCGCTTTATCACGGTCGCAGCTGGTAGACGTTCCAGGAAAGACCTTATTGCTATGCGGAAAATGCTAACTGACCCTGGCCGAGGTGCTTTCGTGTTGCCAGGGCACTTATACATATTTGCAGCACCTACACGCCCACAGGCGAAAGCTATTTTCTGGGAGCGGTTGCTGCAGGACACAAAACTATTCCGTGCTTCTTATAGTTTATCAGAGCTGAAAATCAAGCTGTACAATGAAAGTGTACTCTGGGTAGTAGGGCTTGACCGGCCAGAAAGGGTAGAGGGTGTGACTTCGCCTCCTATCAAGGGCATCCAGATTACAGAGATGTCGGATGTGAAGAAGGAAGCGTGGCGTAGTAACATTAGGCCTATACTGTCGGACAATGATGGTTTCGCAATTATGGTAGGTGTGCCTAACGGAAAAGACCACTTCCACGACCTATGTTTGAAGGCTTCGGCTGGTACACTACCTAAGGCTACAGCTGGCAATGGTGCTTATGCAGAGAATGGGGAATGGAGTTATCACTCTTGGTTTAGTGCGGATGTGCTGCCTGCTAAGGAGATTAGCCAAGCAAAGCAAGATCTGGACGAGATTACGTTCAAGCGTGAGTACGAAGCTAGTTTTGAAGGAATGGCAGGGCTTGCTTATTATGCATTTTCCCAGCAGAATATATTAGAGAATATAGAATATCAAGAAGGGCTGCATCTCGATGTAGGAATGGACTTCAACGTGGATCCGATGTGCGCAGTAGAGGGGCACATCATAGACAACAAATTTTATCAGCACGGAGAGACCGTGCTAAGGAATTCTAACACAATAGAGATGTGCCAGGCTATCGTGCAGAAATACAATCTTGAGAGAGATAGAAGCGGGAAATATCCGGTTACAGTATATCCAGATGCTACCGGTGCAGCAAGGCATAGCAATGCACCTATTACAGACATAGACACCCTGAAGAAATTTGGGTTCCGTGTGAAAGCCGCACCAAGCAATCCAACACAGCGGGACAGGCTTAATGCTGTCAACTCAGCTATGAGGCCGATGGAAGGCGAAGAGAGGTATTTTGTGCACCCTGACTGTGTTAATACAATAGCAGATTTTGCACGAGTTGAAAGGGATGAGCACGGTAACCTTGTAAAGGATATGGAAGAGCAGGGCAAGCCTTATGTTCACATCACGGACGCTTTAGGTTATATATTATTTAATGGCATTATTTATAAACAAAACAGGTGGAATAGATGATTATTGAAAACGGACAGCTACTGGCGAAATGGCACAACGATATGCAGCGTAGAGAGCTGGCAGAGATGTACCTTGATTTTTATCGTGGCGTGTATAGGGAATATTTGCAGGAAATTATTGGTGGTATGATGAGCTACCAAGACGCCAAGGAGCTTATAAAATACATCGAAACAGAAGGAACAACGCCAAGGCTTATAAACGACATTAGTCTTATATTTGCCGAAGAACCAGAAATCGAAATAGAAGGTTCCGACAAAACCCAAGAAGCTTTTAATGATATTTTGCAAGGTATTGATATTAATATATTATTAGAAAATCTAAACAAATATGTAGAATTACTAAGGGACGTTGCAGTAGTTCCATTTCGAACTGGCAATCCAGAGAAGCCCGTTAAGCTAAGAATTATTACACCAGAAAAGTGTTTCGTTGACCAGGACGAGAACGATCCAACAGAATTTGTAAGGTTTTATTATCAGGTTGGAGTAATGGAAAACACTGTTACCCGCAACAGAATAGATTTATATGATTGTTGGGAGGCACCTGGAATAGAGGGCAAGGACGGTAATATTTCCGATTATGCAAGGAAGTTTAATTGTGAGGTAAATGATAGGGGTAAGATTATACCAGAGTCTATCAAATATTATGAAGATGCCCCCAAGTATGAAGAAATGCCAGTTGTGATGTTCCGTGATTATCTTCCAGATGATTCGGTTTGGTATAAAGGGAATTCCCTTATAGTAGACAAGTCAATTGCAATTGATTTAAGGAGAACAGACTTGGCGATGGCAGAAGCCTATAACATCCCGCAGCTTGTCACTATTGGGATGGACGCAGAGAACCACAAAGAGCTGAAAAAGGGCAGGGCACTTTTCCTTAATATCCCACCGAGCTTGGGTGGTAAGTTGGGAGACGCAAAATATGTAAATCCAGAAGAAGCTCTGGATGAGCTAAGGGGATTGATTCACGACCGCTACGAAAAGATGGCTATGGCACACGGGTTAAGCAAGGCTAATATATCTGGAGAAAACGCTACATCTGGCTACCACTTGGCACTTAGTATGCAGCGGATATTAGATATCAATCGAAGGAAAAGGAAATATTATACATCGCCTATACAAAAAATGCTGAGGCTGGTATTGTTCCTATACAAAGAAGCTGGTATATACAATATTGCTGGTGACATTAGCATTAACTATGGTGAGCTTCACTTTGCAGAAAGCGAGTTAGACAGAGAGCGTGCTTGGGCTTTGAGGTTCAATAATGGCACCGCAAATCTGGTTGATTATGAACTTGCAACTGACCCTGATTTAGTTACACGTGAAGAAGCACTGGAACGTGTTCAGGGGCGACAGGCAGAAAATGCAAAGTTACAGCCAGATGAGTTAACTGTCGCATTAGCAGAGGTTGAGGAATGATAGACTTTGATTCTGGGATTACCCAAGTTATAGAGGACTTAAGCCACGAAATCAAATCTGGTTTACGATTCGATATGGAGGGTGGCATAATCTTAGAGAATACCAAAAACATAGATTTAGCTATAAAGGCTCAGGCACAATTAGCCGCTGCATTAAAAGAAGCCGGGTATTTCACACTTGCCGCAAAAGTTGTTGCTGAGAATAAAAAATACATAGCAACGAGATTATCAGAGTTTGGTATAGATGAGTTTGGTGCTACTACACAAGACACCTTATACGGATTGCTAAGACTGGACTATGGTAAAATGCAAACAGTAAGCTCAAAACTAATTCCAGGGGTTAAGCAGAAAATATTTGATAGTGTGATTACTGGTAAATCTTATTCACAGCTACTACAAGATATAGATAAAAGTTTAGAGAGCTTTAAAAACGAAGCCTTAACTCAGCTAAGAACTATAAGACGTGAGTTTAGGCAAAATGTAGAAGATAATATCGCAGAAGAAATCGGATTCGGTTATGAGAAGGACGATATTTGGGAATATGCAGGTGCCCCGTTACAATCTAATAGTCACCAAGAATGTATTTGGGCATTAACACAGAAAACGGGTTCCCCATATTTTACGGATGAGGAAAAACGTTTATTCCAATCAGGTGGGCTTTATCCACATACCGAGCCACGCTGGAATTGTCAACATAACTTTTTCATAACAGATAAGAAATATAAAGAAGTATTTTAACTCCACGTCACACAAGACGTTAAAATGAATAGGAGGATAGATAAAATGAGTTGGAAAGACAAAATCAAGAAAATTGAAGATGAGCAAATACGTAGTGAGATTATGGATGCGGTAGAGAGTGCCATTTCGAGCGCAGGCTCGCAAAAAACTGACGGCATACCTACTGATAGATTTAATGAAGTAATCAAGCAACGTAATGAATTGAAGGCTGATTTGGCAGAAGTTAAGTCTGAGTTAGAGGGACTGCAGTCTAAGGTTGAGCAGAAAGACTCTCAACTACAAGATATGGAAACATATAAAACCCAATATGAAGAATGGAAAAAGTCCGAAAATGAGAAACAGAAACAGCTATGGGAACAACGGAAACAGTTATTGAACGTAGATGAGACTGACCCTCGTAAAGAGAAGATCGATAAAATCATAGGTAAATTTAACATGACTGATGAGCTTAAGCCAGAAGATATAGAAGCTAACAACAGTATGTTCGATATTTATAATGATGTCGGTTTTTTCGATAAAGAAAACCCAGATTTAAAGAAAGACAAATCACCCAAAGGCGGCTCAGATTCGCAACACAAAGACATATTTAAAGTAAAATGAGGTAAACAATGGCTAATG